CAGTGCTGAGAGAGATTACCAGTGTCGAGGAAATGGCCGCTCTCCCGTCAGGAACACGGGTGCTGAATAAGTTCCGGTTGTCGGAGTTCGTCCGCAAGCACTATGACCGCCCGGACGATGACTGGAAGGAAACTATTTTCCGCCTCCGGGTAAATGGCGGCGTGCCGCATCTTCTGGGGAAGTATGGAACTTACCACAAGGTCAAGGAATCGGACTTCTCCGATGATGACCGCTATTTCGTGGAGGTGGATGGATGAGCAAAGAGAAGTTACTGAGCGGATGCTCGGAGGCGGTTGTCGCAAAATGGCTCGCCGACTTCGCTCGTGAGTGCGCGGAAATGCGGAGACTTACCAGCGCACCGGAGCCGCCGCGGACGGTGCTGACGTTCGGGAGGCTGTGGGCATGGAAGCAGGAAACGATAAAAGCGCCCGGCTCTGTTGGGGAACGGACGGACGCTTGATAGGGGTGCAAGCATAAATGCTTACGCCTCCAGTATAGCACAAAGGAGGACAGATATGCCTATCGACAAGAACCACAATATCAGCGATTTCTACGACAACAGCATCGAAGCCGATGAAATCCGCACCATCAAGACCGCGATCGAGCAGGCCGCGGACACCATCGGAGACGGGCCGGTCACCCATGCACAGGATGCGGCGCTGTATACCATCAAGGCGCTGTGCTCGCACCTCGACGCTGTGGCGGACATCATCGAAGAAATCGGAAAGCGTGACGGCAATGGGTGACCCTTACGACGATTATGACCGCTACGAGGCGGAGCAGTACCGCTGGGAGCAGAAGCGCCCCGTCTGCGCGTACTGCAAGCGGCACATCCTCGATGACCACGCCTACCAGTTCGACGGCTCTTATGACGTGGTTTGCCCGGACTGCCTTGAGGACTATCTGAAGGCACACGAGGACATCATGCTCGACCTCGCCATTCAGCGAGCTGAGGAATACTACGAGATTTGCACAGAAAATGCAGAGAGGGAGGACTAACATGACATACCTTGAAATCCGCGACCTGAAAACCGCACTGCACCGCGCTCTGTCTGAGGCAGTCATGTCCAAGACGACCACCGTTACCGCCGCCACCGCGGACGCCTTCGCAATCGTTCACAACACGGTCAGCAACCTGACGCCGGAGGATGACCCGCCGCTGACGGAAGCGGACTGGCAGCGTATCGGGAACGACATCGAGAGAATAAGGGAGGGGAAGTAAATGGCAAAAGTAATTGGTGTGATGGGCGAATCGGGATCCGGGAAGACCGCCAGCATGGAAAATCTCGACCCGAAAACCACGTTCTACATTGACTGCGATAAAAAGGGGCTCAACTGGCCGCACTGGCGCGAACAGTACGCCCCGGAGTTCAAGAACTACTGGGCAACCGACAACCCTTCCACGGTCATGCAGTTGCTCCAGAAAGTCAACAAGCAGGAAGATCTGAAGCACATCCGCACCGTGGTAATTGACACCATCAATGGCGTCATGGTCGCGGAAGAAATGCGGAATGCGAAAGTCCAGGGATATGGCAAGTGGACAGATCTCGCACAGTACGTCTGGCAGATCTTCGATTATGCGCTGACCATGCGGGACGATGTGACGGTGATCATTATCGCTCACAGTATCACAGACACGGACGACAACGGTCTTGTTTTTACCCACATCCGCACCAATGGACGAAAACTAGAAAAGATCGTGCTGGAGAGCAAGTTGACCACTGTCCTGCTGACAGAGTGCAAGGATGGGAAGTACATCTTCCATACGCATGCTGACCGGAGCACAGTAAAGACTCCGAAGGGGGCGTTCGCAGAAGATGAGATCCCGAACGACATCTCAATCGTGCTGAAAGCGTTGGAGGATTACTAATGGGAAGAGCCGGAGATGCGATCTTCATCATTGACTCTGACAATATCAAGGTCAAAGCGAATGAAATCGTTACAGTTCTTAGAAACTATTCCAGAGATAAGCCGTGCCCAAGGGCAGAGCTTGCAAAGGCAACAAAACTCACCATCGGACAGGTATCAAGAGTCATTAAGTATATGCGCCGGTGTTCCGAGAAGGACATTAACAGATTTATTCCATACTATCCTATCAGTTCAAAAAGAGGATACTTTCTCCCGGCAAGGTGGGAAGATTTCGCCCCATGTTACGCAACTCTTGAGATGTGGATTGCAAGCATGACGCGGACAATCCGACCAATGAGAGACAAGATGATCGAATCCGGCATTAACTGGCGGAAATATATCCCAGACAAAGAGGGAGAAGATTACGCAAGCTGGCTGGAAGAAATTCCGGAGCAGAACAAAGACACATCATGGTTTTTAGACAGATAAAGGAGGATTAACTTATGAAGCGTGTAGACATGACCAACGTACAGGAGTCCGGGGAGTTTAAGAGCGTTACGCCTGGCGCGTATATCTGCAAGATCTGCGCCGTCGAGGACGTCCCGGAAAAGGAATATCTGAAGGTGTCCTACGACATCGCCACCGGAGAGTTCGCCGGGTATTACACCGAGACCCGCAAGGCGCACCCGGACTGGGCGTGGTCGGGCGCTTACGTCAAGAGTTACAAGACCAAGGCGCTTCCGATGCTGAAGCGGTTCTGCTCCGCAGTCTCCAAGAGCAACGGAAGCTACATCTTCGACGCCGGAGCCATCAACAGCGATGAACAGACGCTTGTGGGGAAGAAGATCGGGCTCGTTCTGGGGGATGAGGAATACTATTCCAATTCCGGCGAACTGAGAACACGGCTCTATGTGGCTCGTGAGTTCCCGATCGACCAGGTCGCGGCGCAGAAGATCCCGGCGACCAAGAAGGTGGACAGCGCGAAGCCCGCACCGAAGACCGTCACCGGCTCCGAAGGGTTCATGCAGGTCAGCGGCGGCGATGAGGGTGTACCGTTCTGATGCACATCATCGAGGATACCAGACAGCAGAAGGGTAAGCATGAAATTAAACATGCTTACTTTTCTGCCGAAGGGGTCGAGTTGGTGCGGTGCAAGTTGCCATTCGGCGACTACGCACCAGTTCCACCCGTTTCTGTGGATACGAAGCAGGATATGGAAGAAATCGCCTCGAATATCTGCGGCGCGGAGCACAAGCGATTCATTAATGAGTGCAAAGCCGCAAGGGCTGCTGGGTGCCATCTGATCATATTAGTCGAGAACCGCGTCGGGATTTCCACGATTATGGATGTGCATAAGTGGGTAAACCCGCGGACGATATTCTCCGACAAGTGCGTTCAGGGGCCGCGGCTCCAGAAGGCGATGGAGACCATATCAGAGCGGTATGGCGTAGAGTTCCGGTTCTGCCGTCCAGAGGACGCGGGCCGCATCATACAGGAAATATTGAAGCCTTATGAATGATAACAAGTGTTTAGACGCGGCGCTCGAATACGCCACGCGCTATGGGTGGGCGGTCTTTCCGATTCATCCATCGACCAAGCGCCCCCGGACGCCGCATGGGTGCAAGGACGCGAAAACAGACCCCGGCGCTATACGGAACTGGTGGAAACGCTGGCCTGACAGCTCTGTCGGGATTGCTACCGGCGCGCTGTCAAAACTTATCGTCATAGATGAAGACATTGACGACGACAAGGGCCTCGACGGCTACCACGAAGTGACCGCATGGGAACGGACAAACGGAAGCTTGCCGGAGACGATCCGCGCCATCACCGGGCGCGGCGGGGCACATCTCTATTTCCATTACGATGGAGCCGACATCAAGAACCGCGCCGGGATATTGCCGGGCGTGGACGTCCGTGGGGAGGGCGGCTATGTGGTCGCTCCGCCATCTGTCCATCCGAATGGTACGGAGTATCAATGGGAAGTAGCTCCGGAAGACATGCCGCTCGCGGAAGTAGATGACGCCGTTCGTGCTCTGCTGGACGTCGGGCAACAGCATACAGAGGGGAATGCGGATTTCAAGCTCCCCGAACGTATCGAAAGCGGTGCCAGGAACGACACGTTATTCCGTCTCGCGTGCTCCATGCAGTCGCAAGGTATGCCAGATGCAGCAATCATGGCAGCGCTCAGGGAAACCAATAAAACGGCATGCACGGAACCGCTGACGGATTCGGAATTAGATCTGATTGCATCCAGTGCGCTCAAGTACCAGAAAGGCGAACTGAAGATTCTTTCGACCGACATCCTGGAATGGCACGAACCGAAAATCACAATGGTCGTGAACAAGGACGGTGAAGTCACTGACCGACCGATGCAGACCATCGCGAACGCTGAAGAGGCCATAGCCTTCGACAAGGAGCTTTTCGGGCGGATCAGATACAACGAGCTGACATATTCGCCGTACGTCTACGGGAATCTCCCATGGAGACCTAACAAGGGATGGCGCGAATGGAACAATGTGGATGATTCCAATCTCCGCAGCTACATCGAGCGGAAGTACGGGCTCAAAAGCGCGGAGAAGACGATGGACGCTCTAACCAATGTCGCAAACCGCTACAGTGTGAACCCGATCAAGCAGATGCTGGAGGCGGCTGAAGCGGACTGGGACGGAAACAAGTACGTTGAAAACCTGTTGCCCGCCATGCTGGGCGCGGAGAAGTCCGAATACACCATCGCGGTAATGCGGCTGTTCATGCTGGGTGCGGTGCATCGAATATATCATCCCGGATGCAAATTCGATTACATGCTCATCCTCGTTGGTGGACAGGGCGAAAACAAGTCGACGTTCCTGCGCTTCCTCTGCCTTGATGACAATTACTTCAACGACAATTTCTCCATTATGGAGGGCGACAAGGCGTTCGAGAAGTTGCGCGGCATGTGGATCGTGGAGCTTGCGGAGCTTACCGCAATGCGCCGGGCGAAGGAATCGGAAAGCATCAAGGCGTTCATAACGTCGCGGGTCGATACTTACCGCGCTCCGTACAACCGGCGGACGGAACAGCGTCCCAGGATGTGTGTGCTTGCTGGGACATCCAATCCGATCGACTTCCTCACCGACCGCACCGGGAACCGGCGTTTCCTTCCGGTCACTATCGACAAGAGCAAGGCAACCATCGATATCTATGCAGACGAGATCGCGACCAAGTGGTACATCCGGCAGGCATGGGGCGAAATCATGAACGAGTACCACCAGCTGAAGCACAAGCCGAAGCTGATACTTCCGGCACGATTACAGGAAGAGGCGCTCAAGCGTCAGACAGAGTTCCTTGAAGAGGATCCGCGCATCGGCGTTATCCAGGAATGGCTCGACAGAGTATCAATCGACCGGGTGTGCGTGCTTCAGCTGTGGCGTGAGGCCTTGGGAAATGAGTTCGGACAGCCGCGCCCGCAGGACGTGAACGCGCTGCATACCATCATGAAAAATTCTGTTGCCGGGTGGCACTATGTTAACCGACAGAGGGTCGAGGGATATGGCGTGCAGAGGTGCTATGAGCGCGATGGCGTGACGAAATTCGCCGATATGACCGACAAAGATGTCAATTTTGAGTAATTTTGTTGCCGCTGTTGCCGACCGACAACAAACGCGGCAACACGAAAACCCGCATAAATAAAGGCTTGTTGCCGATGTTGCCGATGTTGCCGGGTTTCTATTAAAAGATAAATAAAAATATATATATAAATAAATAGGTATATATAGGAATTTAGTGCACACAGCGGCAACAGCGACAACAGAACAAGGAGAACAATGACAAACGAACAGGTAACCGAACTGCTCCGGGCGGCCCAGCAATTCTGGGCGAAGTACAAGGACAACACGCCGGATCCGGGCGACATTCCCGGGCTTCAGCAGATGATGCGCGAGGCCGGTACGCCGCTGGAAGGTATGCCGCCGCACGCGACCCACATCATGGAGTTTTTCGCGGCCGAGTTATCGGAGAGAATCAATGCAAAGGAGGCCAATCATGCGTAAGCGCTCAATATCCGACCTGATCGGGAAGCACTACGGTCACTGGACGGTCATCAGCGAGGCAACCAACCCAAAGCGCCACGGCCTGCAACTGCTTTGCCGGTGCGACTGCGGCAGAGAGAAAATAATCGATGCATCGGAGCTGACGCACGGCAAGACCAAGATGTGCGCGGCCTGCGCGAAGAAGCGCACCAAGCGCGATCCCGAGGATGTCAGGGCGTACATGGCCGACCATACCCGGAGCGAGGGCGCAAGGCATTTTGGCATTACATACGCCACCCTTGACAAGTATATGGCACGGTACGGCATCAAGGCCGGGAAGGTGGAGGAGAAGCGCCCGCGCAAGGTGCTGACCGTGGCAAAGCCGAAACCGAAGCCCACGCCGGAGCAGGTCGCAAGGGCGCGGAGGGAGTTCAACGTGGACATCATCCCGCGGATGATTCCGGGAGTGAATGACTTCAGCCCGCACCATGACCGCCGCTGGAAGTGGAGCGGCAAGGATTACATTGCAAGGATGCACAGCTATGAAAGGATGGTGAGCGGATGAGTCTGAGGAAGCAGATTAAGCGCGCTATGGCTCGCAGGGTGACTCAGGCGGGCGTGAAAGAGACGATGGCATATCTTGATAAGCTGAACACCCAGACGACCGCAGAACTGCGCACAGAGGCTCAGACGGCGCGCGTAGAAGACACGAAGTTCGTCCTTGCCATGACGATGGCTGTCTCGGTAACGGTGCTCTGCCGTGACATCGGCTGGCGCGGTCTGGACGGCACGGAGAAGGACTACCGCTGCAGGCTGTCGAACTACATGGCTTTCTTGCAGGATGAGCTCGACAGGGTGTTTGAAGACCCG